GCTTCACTTACTTCGAGCGTTAATGCATCTATTGAGGGTGTCTATGAAATATTCAGAGGTGTCGTTGATGTAATCCTGTTCCCATTCAAACTTATTTGGAATATGATTAAAGGTATCTTTGGTGGCGAAACAGACTTTGGTGGTCTATTCGCTGGATTGGGTAATAGTGTTATGGGCATCTTTGATGGATTGATAGATGTTATCACAGCACCTTTCAACATGATTTATGGACTAGTTCAAGACATCTTCTCATTTGTAGGATTTGAACTACCAGACTTCGATATTGCAGAAACCATCAAAGGTTTTGTTAATAAAGCAATGGACTTTGTTAAAGAGAAAGTTGCTGGGTTCTTCAGTTTCTTAGGTATCGGTAATGATGCTGCACAAGAAGAGGCAGAAGGTAAAGCGAAATACGCTGCAAAACAAGCAGAGATGGCTGCAAAAAGAGAGCGAATCGCTGCAGAAGCACTTAAAAACGGCGAAATCTCACAATCAGAATACGATTCGTATGTAGCACAAAACGCACAAGCACAAGCAAATCTTGATACTGCAAATGCAAAAGTAGAAGAATTAAAGAATCAAAAAACTATCACAGATTATCTAAGTGAGGGTTGGACTGCAACAAAAGAATGGATTAGTGGTGCATTGTCATTTGCATCAGAAGGAATTGCTGGTGCATGGACAGGACTTACTGGATTTGTAACTGATAAATTCACAGCAGTAAAAGATTACTTTACTGGTATGTTTACATGGGCATCAGAAGGACTTGAAAATTTCTCCCTAATGGATATGGTAAGAGATGGTTTCAATAAGATATCAACTTGGGTAACTGGACTCTTTGATATTGATGTATCAGAGATGATTAAATCTGTCGTTCCAGATTGGGCAATGAAGTGGTTGCCTGATAGTTGGTTTGGTGATGCAAAGGCAAGAGGCGGCCCATTGAAGATGGGTATCCCAACTCTTGTTGGTGAATATGGCCCAGAACTAATTGTGCCTAATCAACAGGGAGTAGTGATGAATGCATCCAGAACTGCAAACCTATTGAATGCAAGTTCTGAATACGATTCTATGGGTAGAAGTATGAATGGTGGTGGTAATGTCATCGTCAACAATGCACCTACCACAGTGAATAGCAGTAGAGGCCAGACTTATATGCCAGTAGGCATATCTGATACCTCTACCGCTGGATGGAATGGAACAACCTTCTAGTTCGCTAGAGGGTTATCCAATGCTCTCTGTAGTTTCTTATTAAGTCTATCTTCCAAGTCTTTCAAATCACGCTCGACTTTATTAGTCAAATCGTCCATTCTCTGAGTGCTTGACTCAGATAGACGGTTTGCCTTTTCGTCATAGTCATTCTGAAGTGCATCTCTTTTGTTCTCAAAGCGTTCCTCTGCATTCTGAATGATGTCACGAGTATCTTGTTCTGACTCACGCAACTTGTCTTCCATTCTATCTACTTGTTTTTCAATAGATAGAATATCATCACGCAATCCAGTTTTGATATCTCTTGTGTATTCGATTGTCTCTTCGATACGAATCATCTGTTCATCCATCTTCTGGACAACCAATGCATTCTCTGCTTTGATTTCACCTACATCAATATTCTGAACAACTTCCTTCATATCCATGTAGTCTTTGTATACCTCAAAAGCTCCCCACGCACCAGCACCAAGTGTTGACAGTGCAGTAAGAACTATCATCATTTTACCACCCCTAAAGGTCATTCCAGCAAATTCAAATTCTGCCATCTCTCTCTCCTAGTTTATATAAAACGGTTTATGACACACAGTCAAACCAGTGTGGTATTGTTTGGTGCAAGTATATTCTGCCTTGTCTTCCCACTTCCAGTTAGTTCCTCTGAACCATGGCCGTTTCTTTAGGAACTCTCTCTGTTCCTCTTCTAACTTAATTTTTCTTTCAACTCTGTATTTACTATGACACGCAGCCGCACTACTGAAGTCGAATGTGTCAAAATTCTTCAAATTATAACCATGCATATCTAGACATAGTTTTAACGCCTCATTGTTTGGACTCGCAAACGCAGGCGTTGTCATTAGACAAAGTAATAGTATTAGTTTTCTCATCTCTCTCTCGCTTTCTCTCTATTCGTATTGCATATCTACCATCTTCTCATGCAATAATTGTTGTGCAAGTCCGTTTCTCAGTCCTCTCCGACTATTCGGTATCTTTGCATCTGGTAGTTGTTCTTCTGCATAAAACTGTGGTTGTGTTATTGAAACATTTTGATATGCAGAAAAGTCTGGATTGAACCCAATCAATCTCAGAATTTGTAATTGAACAGCCTGTTGTGCTTCTAGTGTTGCAGCCTCAGACATTCTGTTCGCAAGTTGTGCCGCTTTCTTTGCAGCAATCTCTTTTAACTTTTTCTTTTTAGATTTTTTCTTTTCGCTCTCTGTTGGAGCATCCCTAGACGGCTCAGAGGATTCAGTTCCCCCATCGCCACCATCTTCGGTTTCTCTATCACTTTCTTGTCCGGCATCTGAACTTTCATCGTCCCCACTGGAGTCCACTGACTCGTCCACATCACTACTGGACTCGGTTTCTCTCTCATCTTCTCTCTCCTCTTCTATAGAGGCAACTTCTATTGACTCTTCTTGTCCTTCTTCTGTCTCATCATCAACGACAAGTGTATCAATTGTTGTCTCAACTTCTGTGCTTTCTTCATTTTGTGTTGGCTGTATTTCTGCAACATCTTCTGGTGGGTTTCCAAAATCTGTTGTTTGATTAGTTTCAATTTCATATGGTATTACCTCTGGTTCGTCAAATACAATGTTATCAATGACAGGGTCATCAAGAATCTGTGGTTCACTGAAATCTTCTGTTGTGATAACAACTGTTGATGGGGTATCATCTACTCCATCTGTATCAACCCCTGCGGCTTCGTTTGCTTGTTCCTCAAGAGTTGGTCTTATATATGTCTCGTAGTATGCCTGTTCGTATCCAGAACAACCAGTATCATACAGTGGGTTCAGTTCACACTGTTGGTTATAATATGCCTGTTCGTATCCTGTGCATCCAATATCATATAAAGGGTTTGCTCTACATTGTTGTGTGTAATACGCTTCTTCATAGCCAGAACAAGTCTCGGCATATAAAGGGTCTGCACTACATTGTTGTTCGTAGTATGCCTGTTCGTATCCAGAACATCCTATGTCATAGAGGGGATTTGCAGCACACTGTTGTTGGTATACAAGTTCTGCATATGCTTCTTCGTAACCACTACAAACAGAACTGATTAGGGGGTTTGCCTGACACGCACTTGCAAGGTCAAAAGTATATGTCGTGTATGTGTCGTCAACATAATCTTCTTGGTATGAGTAGTATTGGTATTGTTCGATTTCACCTTCTGTGACATCACCAAATACGCCAACGGTAACTGCATGGTTTTTGATTTCGATTTGGAAGTGGTGAATCTCTATTCCACCATTCGCATCAATCTGTGTTCCAAAGGTGTTAGCAGTTGTTGGGTCGTAATATTCGGATATGTTTCTCCACAGATATCGTAATGTGTCTGTCTGTCCATCACCATCAGTGTCTACTTCTTGTGTAAAGAACCCTGTATCATCAACCCCATCACCATCAAAGTCAACATTCAAGTCGATGAGGTCTGTCCATAGGGCTGCAATAGAATAACTGAAATAGGGTAATCCAGTATAGTTGGTAAAGTTTCCGTTTTCAACATCTATACCGTTGCAACAGAAACTACCAGTAGGTGACATAAACCCTACGACACCATTGGAGAACATCCATGATGTTGTAAAGTTATTGCCACCATATCCGTAAGGGAAGTCAAAAGGAATATCAACTTGAACATTACCATCATCACTGATAGTATATTCAGTTATACCATCTTGAGTTTTCCACTCATCTCCACAAGAACTCATCCATGGCGTAACTGAACAGTCTACACCATATTGGTTGACTTCTGCGTTAGAGTAAGAGTAGGAGCAAACCCAAGCCAGCAGCACCCATAGCAGCACCTTCCAGTTTGTCATTTCTTCTCTGTTCCTGTTCAATATTTTCTGGACGCAACTCTGGATTCTTCTTCCAAAGTTCTGCAGCTTCGTCACCAATCTTACCCATAAATGGACATGGCGTTCCTGCCATTTCCATTGCTGAGAAGACACGAGGGTCGCCACACATCACTGATACCGCTGCAACCTTCATGCCCATGTCATACAAGGTTTTTGCGTTCTTCAGTCTTTCACAGTTTAGGTCTCTGACAGTATTACCGCCAGAGATACCCAAAATCTGTGTTTGAACAGCACCAGATACACCAACTGTGCATAAGTCGCTATTAGATGAATTTATTGATGGTGAAATTGCACTTGGGGGAGGCGACTTCACCGTTGTCTCAGTTTTACCTGTTGTCGTAACATTTGAATTTGATGTAGATTCAGTGACAATAGGTTCTGCGAGGGCAACACCACTCATAGTGAAGAACATCATCAGTCCGATAATTAGTTTCTTCATTATACTCTCTCTTTTCTCTTCGTTAATATCCATGCCAAAAATGCAGCGCCTATACCTGTGCATAGCGCTTCAGTCCACCAAGTCCCAAAGTGCGATGGATGACTCAATAGGTCTGCAAATGTTGTTAGAACACCTGTCAACCAAATCAATCCATATTCAGTATTTACTTTTTTCCAATAACTCGCAAGAACAATTGCAATTCCAGCAATCAGTCCTGTTTTGCTTGCAGTATAGGCATGGTTAAGTGTTAGAACGGTCAAGTCACCCTGAACCATGCACAACATACAAGCTGTCCACGCTTCAGTAAATTTTTCTGCAAGGAGTTTCATCTTGTCTTTCAACATAAACATCTCCATGCACCACTATTTATACAAATAAAAAAGGGAGTGAGTAAAAAATACCCACTCCCTCCGTCTTTATTACCTAGTCTTTTCGATGTGGTGTTACGACACTAAGGACTTACTGCACATCAAGGATATTCTACCTAGTATACCTTATTCGTTTGCCAACTTCTCAAAGTATGACATGGCATCATCATCGTCATCAGATGCCGCAGCCACCGTTGAAGGTTCTGGTGTTGGTTCAGATTTGAATGTAGGTGTAAATGGCACCTCATCCTCTTCCACCATTGCCGCCGCAGTTTTACCAGTAACTACACTACCAGTTAGAACTGCATCAAGACGAGCCTTCAGTTCATCATATGACTTGAAGTTTGACGGTGCAAGAAACTCTGCAAGAGAGTGTTCTGCGTTGTAGATAGACTCCAACTCAGTATCAGTTTCCTTCAACTGTTTTGGTGATTCAAACTCTGACTTGTCATAGTTCCAATAACCATCTACCTTACGAATCTTCAGTTTGAAGTTCGCACCTTCCCACAAATCAAAAGGATTGATTGCAGTTTCATCTTCAAAGGCAGGTTGCATTGCTTCCATGATTTTGTCAAAGATTTTCTTACCGTAACCGTATAGGAAAACCTTACCCTCATTCTCAGGATTAGAAGGGTCACTCACAACATAAATGTTAGAGTAATACTTCAACTTACGCTTCTGTTTACGAGCAATCTCTTTATCACTCTCTACACCAGAGTTCCACAGTTGCGAGTTATACTCACTCACTGGGTCTTTCTGATTAAGTGTGGTAAGAGAGTTCTCAATAAACCACTGTCCAGTTGGGCCTTGGAATGCGTGATTGAATACACGAACCCACGGCAGTTCCTCACCCTTTGGTGCTGGTAGGAATCGAATTACTGCGTAACCATTACCTGCCTTGTCAACTTGGGGTTTCCACATTCTTTCGTCCACATAGGACTTCTTTTCTGTGGCTGGGGACTCATCCTTTTGGACTTGTGCGAGTAGTTTATCCAGAGAGTTCTGGTTTCTTAGTGCTGAAATAGACATATGTTTTCTCCGTATGTTTTCGTATGTTTACTTGTTTCACATTTTGCATAGTATAACTATGCGTTTCATTATGTAAGGTTATTTATATCACAAAAGAACCCCATAGTCAAGAACTAAATTCAAATGTTCTTGCTCTAGGTATTCTACATTGTCATAGTCTTTCCACTCCTCAACAAACTGACTAGTGCCATCTGTTCCAAGTGGAGCAGGGTTTATTTTCCAGAACTTGATATTTGGGTATGCCTCAAAGTTCTGTTTGTGTTGTTTAATCCAGTTTACACATGAGGTTTCACTTGCATCTTTCGTAACATAATTAGATGTCCCCTTGTATACATTATTAACCAACCCTGTTGAACTACCCAAGTCAAATCCAATCAGAAATACATCTGTAGGATTATTATCTTCGATAGCCATTCTTACTGCGATTGGCCCTGCACTCCAACCACTGTAATCTTCTGGGATAAGATAAACCTCATCATGTTCATCTACCCATGTAACCCATTGATGATGGTTTCCCAACTTCTGTCTGAGTTCAATTTCATCAAATTCTCTACCCTCATCTTCTGCGGCTTTCTTTGCAAGTGCAACTAGTCGCATTATCTGATTAGGGTCTGTTCCATTCATTACAAACTGTGTTCTGCCCTGTCTAGGATTTTCTGTATGCAATGAATTATGCCAACCTTCAAAAAGGTTTGTGTTGACTATCATCTCATACGCATCAGAAGGAAGTTTGCTCCAAGAACGAAAGTAACATTTATTCTTTAGTGCATAACCACTTTCATATACTTCATGCATCATACCGCCGTCAACACAGATTAGTGCATCTGGTGTAAAGTCACGATACAATGCATTGCAACCATACACTGGGCCTATTGATTTAAGTCCTTCCAGACTTATGTTCTTTCTGGACTCACCGTTACCTAATACAAATACTCTATTCGTCTTTTCCATAAGTCACTTTCACATCATCATAATTATATGCTGGGTATCCATATGGAAGAGGTTCATTAACCTCTTTCACAAACTCACGCATTCCTTCATCAAAGGAATGTTCTGGATGAATATCAAGCACACCGTCAAAGTTGTAACCAACCGCTCGTAGATAGGACTCAAACGATTCCAACATTTCTGTCAAGTCTGCATCCATTCCAACCTCAATAGTAATCTTACGAGGTTCTTGTTCAGTATACTCATTTTCATATATAAACTTATGCATTACAATTTCTCCATCAGTGGGAATATTTTTGCAATCTCAATTGCACACTTATGTGCAACTTCCATATGCTCCTTCTGAGTTCCGTTTGCACCACGCAACTCAATATAATGAACCCAACTACGCAATGTTCCATTCATGTATAGTCGAGTTTTTGTCAGTCCTTCTGGTAGGACTGCACGAGCTTGTTCTTTTGCAATACCATTTTCGATTGCCCACTCGTATGTTTTACGAGCGGTTTCAATAACACCTGTTTGTCTACGATTCCATTCTGCAATCAAATCTTGGTGTTTTTGGTTCTCTACTAAAGAAGGGTCAGTCTCAATCTCAATTGAGTTCTGACGGTTCTCTGTGTCCTGTAGACGACACTCTCGTTTTGTGAAAGCGTCACCCATTGCAGAAGGTTCTGCATATCGTTGAGAAAACTCTTGGAAACTAAAACTACGATGACGCACAATCTGGTGTGCAATGTCACGAGTTGTTTCAATCTCTAGGCAAGCGCTAACCATCTCCAATGGTGACCAATGTTGGTGCTTGACCAAATATCGTATGAGTTTTTCCGATGTTTTTTGGTTGTGTTGGTTCGCTGGATTGGAGACACGGGCGCAATACGCAATGAGCTCCTGTATATCGTTACCGACATGTAGATTTTCTCCTGTCTGACTGTAACTAATAAGTCGTGCAGTTGTAGTCATTTCTTTTACTTCCTTATTTATTGTCACTGTCATTCTCTTTCTTTTTCAAGCTCCAACTACCATCAGGTAGTTCTTCCCATATTACTGTATCACCAATATCCCACCCAACTTGGTCTAAACAGTCGGGCGGGAATTCTATGAACAGTTCTTTTGTCTTACCGTCTTCTTGGACTTTCACCACCCAAGAGTTATCACCTGTTCTTCGAGCGTCCATTCTTACTTCATCTTCCACCAGTAATATTCCTTATCACCAATAATGATAGGAAGAGCTGGTGTGTCACCTGTGACTTCTGTTTTACCAACATAATGGAAAGACATTCCATCATTTTGGTTCTGTTCCACTGTTTCAAAATAATCCCTGTTGTCATGTGCAAACAAGGTTAGAAACACAAATGTAAAAAGTTCCATTTTATATCCTTCGTTCAAATTGATGAGCAGTTTAACATCTTGCTCAGGATGGCCCACTCCTTGGCACCATCTATTCAATTATTTTATTAGGGGAATAGAACCCTAAATGTGGTGCGTCTGAAGGGACTTGAACCCCCACTCCTTTCGGAACTAGAACCTAAATCTAGCGTGTCTACCAATTTCACCACAGACGCAATCCCTTAGTGAACCTTACGGCGAGGACGATAATTACCACGATTGGCAAGTTCGTTCATACGCTTCGTAAGATCTTGGTCACGGCGCTGAAGTTCAGCGTTGTCACCTTCCAAGACTTTAATTCGTGCTTGCAGTTCAGCATTCTTTGCACGATAGAAATCTCGTTCTCTTACAAGGTCGTTCTGATCTACCTTTTCCATCAGAATGTCTCCTTAATTAGTTTGAGAAGTTGAACCTTACATTTCTCTTCATTATAGTTGAGAAATGCCCCATACTTGACGACTAATCGTCTACTGTCTGGCCATACTAAATCATCTTTCAGTTCCTTGTCCCACTGTTTGACATAATTCAGTAACCCTTGTAGGATTACCATCGTTTCCACTGAAATCCTCTTGGCGAGGAAGTTCTTTAATAATACTGGATGTTGTCCCTTTTGGCAAGAGAAAATTGAATTAAAATCTTCAACTTGCGAAAAAATTAATGACATATCTGAGATAAAGTTATATGTCAAAGATTGTCGATACTTCAAGTGTTTGTTGTAGTTATCTTCACTGAAGTCACCTAACCATCCTTTAGGACTACACACAAAGTTACTAATAAAGTAATCTTGTGTAGACTCACCATATTTTCTTGCAACACGAGAAAAGAAACTTCTGTCTTTTCGTTTTAAGAACGAAGCCTTAGATGCCGATGTCTTACCACCGTATCTTGTATAGTCGTAATCTGTAGTGAAATGCAATTTCAGACCAAGATACATTTGATAGGCTTCCCACGCTTCCATAACAATCCTTAAACTGGTAGGGTTGCTACTCTGGGCAAGAAGTTCAATTCTCTTGCGTCTGCTTCGATTTTTTCTTTTAGGGGTTTAGAGATGAGTGGAGCGATTGCATCAGGCTCCATCTGATTTTTCTCACAATAATCCAGAATTGCATCCATATATGTAATACCGCCCTTTGCAACGATTTCTTCAATCTTCATTGCAAACTTCTTTGGTGTCATTACTGTCAATTCTTCTAGATTCATAATATTCCTTTCAGTTAAGTGGTAAGGGGACAACCGGCATCCCCTTACCTATATTGAGCAGAGCCAGTGTATAGGTGCTGGGTGCGAGTTACATACACAAGTCTTCATACTTGGTTGTATGTGTTCGATGTGCAGACAAATCTCCAAATGATATGTCTTTTGCAAATAAATTCAAGAACCATTTCAACATTTGTCTACTCCAAAAAAAATTAGGTGGTAGTTTATTCTGTTTCCAAGAAAACTACCGAAAACTCAGTTGATTAAGTCAGTCTCCCGACTCAAGCAGCAAGTGGCATTTCTGCCATATAATTGTCGTTTGCAATTATAGTTTTCGAGAATATCACGCTTCTCACCCGACAGTTCTACTCGCCTCTATCCTTGCCAGTCGATCCTATTTCGCCCCCATCATAAACACACCACCAAGTAACAAACGATGTGTTTATGGTGGAGGCGGGCGGTATCGCACCGCCGTCCTGTTCAAGTGTTGAATTGTATCAACAAACTGTATTCTATTTATACATTATTTTAATGGAATTGTCAACAACTGAATTGAAACCTTTTCCTGCTCCAATTATGCATGACATATCTTCAGATACCATTTCAAACAATGTCCATGTTCTCTCTTCATCATTTGTTGCGAGAACATATTGAGCGTTGTAACCAACACCGTTCGGGCCCATTGCAAGTCCTTGAAATACCAACTTAGGCGTTTCACCAAACTTTACGGCCATTGCCACAAGTTCATCTTGTGTTCCACACTGAACTGGTTTCTGAGCCCAGTATGGTTCTGCGTTTGCACTAAACGGCGATAGCCCTATCACCAGTGCCAGAATTTTCTTGTTCACTTTCTTTCTCCCATTCGGAGACAAACTGTTCGATGGTTTCTACGAGTAGAGGCAGGTAGTCATGCTTCTGCTTGATAAACTCTTGAACTTGTCCATCTTCTGTGACCACAAGAATAACAATCTGGTCGATTGATGTTCCAGTGCGTTCTTCAAACATCTCTGCGTATGCAGAGGCCTGAATGTAATACGACTCGTTGTATTCATCGTTCCTAGAAGAACGAGATGTTTTGAAGTCGATGATGGATGGAACTCCATTGTATTCTGCAATGCAGTCTACTCGTCCAGCCACTTGATACTTATCGCTCCACAAACCACACTCTTGTGCATAGATGTTGTTCACCTTTTCCTCTAGGTGTGGTTTTAGTTGTTGAAACAAACACCAAGGCAAGAACTCACGATTGTCCTTTTCTACTTCTTGGTTGTTTAGAAAGTCTTCACACATTTGGTGGACTTTAGTTCCACGAGTTGCGGCAGTGCGAGAGATATAATTTGCAACATCTTCACCAACACGCTTACGCCACTCTGCGAGTCCTTCACGCTTACGAACATTGAGAACCGTAGTGATTGATGGAAAAAGTTTTCCCTCTGGCGTTACATAGAAACGCTTACGGTTTACATTCTTAGTAGATACTTCTGGGATATCAACCCCGATATGATTAAACATAGATTCACCTTTTCAATTTTTTCATGTTGTAGTATAACAAAAAACTTCTATGAAGTCAAGA